TTTTTCCTGTTAGTTTGTTGTTAGGTAAAATCACCTAGACGATTGAGGACAACCAAATTGTCATCCTCTTAAATATTCTTCAGGGAATTGTTATCCTGCAAATAGTGACATGATCATTCCCAAGATCATGACACTTCCTAAAGTATGGCAAAGGTTTCTATGTTGAATATGATTCATTAGTTTGCCCTCGCTGATCTAATTTTCTCAATCATTGGTATTGCTAAGATAGGTAGCAAAGTTCCAAGAACAATTCCGTTAAACATCATCTGCATTGTTGGGTCTAGTAGAGCACCTGCTCCATCTGAAATCATATTTCCAAATGCTCCGCCAAGAATAGCACCTAATCCAACACGCACCTTGCTACCTATTAGATCGCTGATCTTGCCCTCCATATCTAGTCCTATATAAGCAAAAAAGATAAGTACTCCATTGTCTACTAATCCAAAAATTAATCCGTCCATTTTGATCTCCATCAAATTTGTTAGTAAGGTAAAATTACCTAGACTAAAAAATTAGGCGGACACAATCTCACCGACTGCATCCACCTGTTTTTATCGTTTCGTTACGATTTTGAGTTACTTGGAATACCAAGCGGTTCTCTCTTCCATCAGTATCGATGGCTTCTCCGTAAGTAACTCTTCAGTAGGTAATACGGAATTGGATGACTACATCCTTGTGTTAGAGACAGTGATTTGGTGACATCAAATCAGCGTATGTTGGAACATTCCCTTTCAGGTCTTGTCTCCCCCTTGCATCTGCTGATACTCAATCGCAGATGGCTAACTATGTTGATTTATCAGATGGTGGGTAATTGAAACCTCTGATCATGGTGGGTGGCTAACCCTAAAAAATCCGCCTGAAAATGTCTCCTCGTTGATAACTCTTACAGAGTTAATCCCCATAGACGCAGAAGTCAACTAAATAGTACAAGTTTTCTTAACTATTATATATTCCCTGAAGAATACTTATCAGCGTTAGCTTCTAGGCTATTCAGATTTGAACTATAATAGACCCATTGCTAACTATTTTGTACTCATGCTATTTTATCTGCACAATTAACAAACGATTCAAACAACGAAAGTGTTCAGGAAATATTATGGATGATGATGATAAAAAGAAATTTGTACCTAAGATTGTCGGTGGGAAGAAAACTGGATCCAGTAAAAAGGAACTGACAGCAAAGCAAGAAGCATTCGCCCAAGCGATTGTCTTTGGCATTCTGAATGATGAGACAGGCAAGAAGAAACATTTGAGCGCATCTGAATGCTATCGATCAGTTTATAATGTTGGAGAGACCACCAAACCTTCATCGATATGGACAGAGGCGAGCAAGCTATTATCGAACCCCAAGGTATCAGCAAGGGTCGATGTCCTCAAAGGGCAAATGGAAACGCATGCACTTTCTTCTTCCCTCTCAGAACGTGATAAGATAATTGAACGCCTTTGGGTTATGGCAGACAAAGGTCAAGCAGAAGCATCACAGCTAAGATCACTTGAGTTGCTAGGAAAAAGCATAGGTCTTTTTTCAGACAGGGTAGAGATTACTGAGAGCAAGAACTTGGATGATATAGAAAAGGACTTGATTGCAAAGCTGTCATCCTTAGGACAAACCATCAACAAAAAATAATGAGTACAGAGCAAAAAGGTCTAATTAAGGTTATATGGTTTTAGACAATTCAGAACCCCAACCCCCCTGTGAGAATTTAGCCACGCTACACACTACACACACTAATTTGCTCAAATAATCACAGTGATTTCACCAAACTATGTTCATGTATTAGCCATAAGCATTAGTAGTATTAATATCACACCTAATATAATACCAATTCTAGTGTTTTGATTTTTTAATATAGAATCTTTTGTTATTTTCTTCTTTGATACTGCTTTCTTTTTTGTTTTTACAGAACTTTTTACCATTTTTTTCCTCCACTAACTATTTAAGGGCGGTTACCCTTTTTTTTTACAAAAAACGCCTTAACATCCCTTGCATGAAAAATTTTTTTCTATTTTTTTGGTGTTTTTCCCCATTGTTTTTTTAGATTTGCCCTTTTGTAATGGCATATTCTAAATTTCCCCTATAGTATCTATCTAGATATAGATAGAATCTAGAATAGAAAGTATATAGATAGAATCTACCTAGAAACTATCTAATAAAAGAATATACTCTTGCTTCATTTTTTGCAAGTTAATTCGTTAAAGGGTTTTAATTGAGCGTTCTCATGTAAGACTTGATGATTCTTTTTAACGAGGAAGTCCTAAGTAACCTCCCTTACTTAGGGCTTCCAAATATTGCAGTATTGTGTATAATACTTGAAGGGAGATTTCAATTATGGATAAAAACAAAAAGACACTAGAAAAATCTAGGATAAAATCAGCAGGTGATACAGTAGTTGCTATTGATGGAGAGAAGTTTTCAGTTTATGGTAACTTCATAACAGGGAAAGTGATGGCAATGGCAAAATCTATGATGGCAATGGATCAAGAATGCCCAACAGTAGAAGGAGGAGATTGTACAATATCTTTTAATGATCGGTATGTACTAATCTCACACAAGGGAAAATTTTTTAAAAAATTTCTTACGATAGAAGACCATGCAAGAATTTTTAAAAACGTATCACAGTCTTATTGGGATAAAAATGAGAAGTTAAAGAATGAATCTATTGCTATGTTAAATGAAGCAGTTAGAATAGAATCTAAATCGAAAGATGCGTTAGTAGGAGCACAAGGACTTTCTGCTGATATAGGTTTAATAATAGATAAGTTTTAAATGGAACTCTAATGGCTAAAACTAGAAATTATAAAAAAGAATATGAAAATTATCACAGTTCTAAAAAGCAAATAAAAAATAGAGACTCAAGGAACGCCGCTAGAAACAAAAAGATAAAGGCAGGAAAAGTTAGTAAGGGTGACGGAAAAGATGTTCACCACAAAGATGGTAACCCTAGAAATAATTCTAAAAAGAATCTATCTATTGTTAAAAAAAGCTCTAATAGGTCTTTTCCAAGGAATAAAAAAGCAGGAAAAAAATGAGCCTTCCTATAGATGCTAACTCTATATTACAAAATTTAGATAAGTATTCACCCTCACAAAAGAAAGAACTTCTTGATCTACTAAGTGAGTATGAAGAAGCTAAAACAAAAGAAGAAGCTAAGAATGATTACTTGTCTTTTGTAAGGGAAGTCTGGCCAGCATTCATTAATGGAGAGCACCATAAAGTTATGGCAGATGCTTTCAAAGATGTTGTTGATGGTAAGTTAAAACGATTGATTATCAATATGCCTCCTCGACATACAAAGTCTGAGTTTGCTAGTTATCTTCTACCTGCTTGGTTTTTAGGAAGATATCCTCATAAGAAGGTTATTCAAACAGCTCATACAGCAGAACTTGCTGTAGGTTTTGGTCGTAAGGTAAGAAATTTAGTTGGGGATAAAGACTTTCAAAATATATTTGGAGAAGTAAAGCTACAAGCAGACAGTAAGGCTGCAGGTAGATGGAATACGAACAAAGGTGGAGAATACTTTGCGATTGGTGTTGGTGGTGCTGTTACAGGTAAGGGTGCTGATCTTTTAATTATTGATGATCCTCATTCTGAGCAAGAAGGTTCTTCTTCAGATGCTAATGTATTTAACAAAACATACGAATGGTACACCTCAGGTCCTCGACAAAGACTACAACCTGGTGGTGCTATCGTTATTGTTATGACAAGATGGCATGCTAAAGACTTAACAGGTCAAATTGTAGATTCAAGTATTAAACGTGGTGGTGCAGATGAATGGAAAGTTATTGAGCTTCCTGCAATAATGCCCTCAGGTAACGCTCTCTGGCCAGAATTTTGGAAACTAGAAGAGTTAGAGGCATTGAAAGCAGAACTACCTGTTTCTAAATGGTCTGCTCAGTATCAACAAGACCCTAGTTCAGAAGAAGGTGCTCTTGTTAAAAGAGAATGGTGGAGAGTTTGGGAAAGTGAACATCCTCCTCATTGCGATTTTGTTATCCAATCATGGGATACTGCATTCTTAAAAACACAAAGAGCAGATTATTCAGCTTGTACTACATGGGGAGTGTTTTATGGTGAAGATGAATTTGATGGAAGGCAAACTCCTCAAGTAATTTTACTTGATGCATTTAAGGATAGGTTAGAATTCCCTGAGTTAAAAACAAAAGCTATGGAACTTTACAAAGAGTATGAACCTGACGCTTGTATAGTTGAAGGTAAAGCCGCAGGTATGCCATTAATATTTGAATTGCGAGCCGCAGGTATCCCTGTTTCAGAATATACTCCAAGTAGAGGTAACGATAAGATAGCTCGTGTAAATTCTGTTTCAGATTTATTTGCTTCAGGTGTAGTATGGTGTCCTGACACAAGATGGGCAGAAGAAGTTGTAGAAGAATTTGCAGCTTTTCCAAATGCATCTCATGATGACCTTGTTGACAGCAGTACGCAAGCTCTGATAAGGTTCAGGCAGGGTGGTTTTATTAGTCTCTTTAGTGATGAAGAAGAAGAACCATACAACGAAAGAAGGAAGGCGGAGTATTACTAATGGCTATAGATAAATCAATAAATCCTACCGAAGCTGATCAAGTAAAAAAATCTCTTAATGCTCTAGCATCAGAAATAGAAGTAGAAGTAGAGATAGAAGAGACCCCTGAAGAAATGGATGGAAGTCTTATTATTACTTTTGAAGATGAGCCATCAGGTCTAGAAGCAGGCTTTGGCGAAAATTTAGCAGAAGTCATGGATCAATCAGATTTAGACATGCTAGGTTCAGAACTTGTAAGCTCATTTAATTCAGATAGAGAGTCAAGAGCCGATTGGGAAAATACTTATGTTACAGGATTGGATCAATTAGGTTTAACAATAGATGAGAGAACTGAACCCTGGCCAGGTGCTTGCGGTGTATTTCACCCATTACTTTCTGAGGCAGTTATTAAATTCCAATCACAAGCTATATCCGAAATATTCCCTGCTGGCGGTCCTGTAAAAACTAAAATTGTAGGCGTTATTGACGAAGAAAAAGAACAACAAGCTAGTAGAATGGAAGACTACATGAATTATCTTTTAACTGAAAAGATGGTTGAGTATAGAACTGAAACAGAAAAATTACTGTTCTCACTACCATTAGCAGGATCGGCATTTAGAAAAGTTTATTTTGATCCGAGTATGAATAGACCTTGTTCTATTTTTGTACCTGCTGAAGATTTTGTAGTTAGTTATGGTGCAAGTGATTTGTTAACTTGTGAACGTGCAACTCATGTAATGAAAAAAACAGAGAATGAGATTAAAAAATTAATGCATTCAGGGTTTTTTATAGATTGTGATCTACCTGATCCTTCTCCTGACGTTAGTGAGATAACTGATAAATATAATAAACTAACAGGTGAGAGCGATACAAGTTGGGATAATGATAATCGTTACACTCTTTTAGAAATGCAAGTTGATCTTGATCTAGAGGGTTTTGAGGATATTGGTGAAGACGGAGAACCAACAGGTATTGCACTTCCTTATATTGTCACAATGGATAAATCTAGTAGGAAGATTCTTTCAATAAAAAGAAACTATGAAGAAGACGATGTTACTAAAATGAGAAGGCAACATTTTGTTCATTATCAATATTTGCCAGGTCTTGGTTTTTATGGCTTTGGATTAATTCATATGATTGGTGGTCTTAGTAGATCAGCAACTTCTTTACTGCGTCAGTTAATTGATGCAGGTACATTATCAAACTTACCAGGTGGTCTAAAGACAAGAGGTCTAAGAATTAAAGGTGATGATACACCAATTATGCCAGGTGAATTTAGAGATGTAGATGTGCCAGGTGGGTCTATAGGAGAGAATATACAATTCCTTCCCTACAAAGAACCAAGTCAAACACTATACGCATTATTAACAACCATCGTTGATGAAGGAAGAAGGTTTGCAAGTTTAGGTGATTTAAAAATAAATGACATGAGCAACGAAGCACCTGTAGGTACTACACTTGCTTTAATGGAAAGACAGATGAAAGTCATGAGTGCTATTCAAGCTAGACTTCATGCATCTATGCACAAAGAATTTACTATACTAAGTGGTATTATTTCTAAATTTACTTCTCCTAGTTATCCATATTCAGAAACTCCTGACGAGTTTGTAAAGGCAAAAGACTTTGATGGTCGTATTGATGTTATTCCTGTAAGCAATCCAAACGCCGCAACTATGTCTCAAAGGATTATGCAGTATCAAGCCGCACTTCAGTTAGCACAACAAGCACCTGAGATGTATGATATGCCAGAACTACATAGGCAGATGCTAGGAGTTTTAGGAATTGAGAATGTAGATAAAGTTATTCCTAATAAAAAAGATATTAAACCTACTGATCCTGTTGGAGAAAATATGGACTTAGTAAATATCAAGCCTGTTAAGGCATTTGAGTACCAAGATCATCAAGCTCATATTGCGGTTCATATGGCAGGCATGCAAGACCCTGAAATACAAACTATTATTGGTCAAAGCCCTTCAGCAGAAACTATAATGATGTCAACTGAATCACACATTAGAGAACATTTGGCTTTTCAATATAGAAAAGAAATTGAAATTGAAATGGGATCACCACTACCACCTCTTGGTGAACCTCTACCATCTGATATTGAAAAAAGATTATCAGAACTTGTTTCCAAAGCAGCTGAGAAAATGTCTCTTCGTAAACAACAAGAAGCTCAACAAGCTGAAGCAATGGCTCAAGCAGAAGACCCAATTGTACAACAAAGAACTAGAGAGCTTGATATTAAAGAAGCTGATATTATGCGTAAAGCAAAAGCAGATGAGAATAAAGCACAGCTTAATAGAGATAGGTTGAAGGCAGACGTTACGAGAGAAATGGCAAAAATTCAATCTAAAGAAAAATTAACAGGAACAGAGTTAGGTGTTCGCATTGGTGAAGCACTTCTTGATGCTTCAATTAAAGACGGAGATTCTGATGAGAAAGGATTTGCTGATGGAATTAAACTAGCAATAGAGATTCAAAAAACTATAGAAGAATCCACTAAATCTGATTTTAAAGTATAATGGCAAGGAAAGCATCTAAGCCAATACCAAAAACTACAAAAGGAAAAGGAGCTAACTACAGACCTACTAAGTCTGGAGCAGGTATGACAAAGAAAGGGGTTAAGGCTTATCGTAAAGCTAATCCTGGTTCTAAATTAAAGACTGCAGTTACTGGTAAAGTTAAGAAAGGTAGTAAAGCAGCGAAGAGAAGAAAGTCTTATTGTGCTAGGTCAGCAGGACAACTAAAGAATAGTTCAGCTAAAACTAAGAATGATCCTAACTCTAGGATTAGGCAAGCAAGAAGAAGGTGGAAATGTTAGATGGCTAATCAAAAAATGGTGGAAGAGTTAAAAGGAAAAAATAACAATGTATTTAAAGCTAAGCAAGTTTGTAGTAAAGACAGATAGGTTTTTAGCTTGGATAACTTGTTTCTTTATAATAGCAGGCGTTATT